GCAGACATGGTACCCGTGTTTATGTTCGCCGGAAAAGCCTTCTTGTTTGTTACCAATGCCCAGAAGATGCACACCCTGTGGAGCTCCGTGCTCACAGCCAAAACATGGGTGCTCACGGCAGCTACCGCGGCATATAACGCTGTGCTATGGGTGAACCCTGTTGTGTGGGTGGTAGCTGGAATCCTGGCTCTGGTTGCAGCCATAGTCCTTGCATACAACAAGGTGTCATGGTTCCGTGGTGCCATACTGGCTGCGTGGGAGGCGATAAAGGGTTTTGGTGGCATCATCAAAGATTTTATCCTGGACCGCATTAAGGGCATTATTGCGGGTATCGGAGGGCTTGGAAAGGCTCTTCTGGCTCTTTTTAAAGGAGATTTTAAGACCGCATGGGAGACAGCTAAGGGGGCTGCATCGGATCTGATAGGCGTCGATGCTGTATCCAATGCCGTCAACACCGCAAAAGAGGTTGGCGTTAAGGTTGGACAAGCCTATAACAAGGGTGTGTCTACTGTAGAAGCTAAAAAGCAACAGGCGGGCCTGTCCGTACCTTCCTCAATAGCACCGGCGTTATTGCCCGGGATGAGCTCTCCAGCGACGGGTACATCTGCGGGGGGTGGCTCCTCTACCACCAGGAGTTCAACAGAGGCTGTGGTCACTGGTGGAACAAGAAACAGCACCATAAATATCACCCTTGGCAGTGTGGTCGAAAATATGTCGTTTGGTGGAGGTTATGAGGGCAATAGAGAGAATATGAAACGCAACATCGCAGAGGATCTGATACAGGTTCTCAGTGGAGCAGCAGCATCAGGAGCATGAGTACTACAAGGATATCATATAATTCACAGCGCCCCAGGGCTTGGGGGGTGAGCCTCCCATTTGTGTACCCGCTGATGCGTCGTGGCGATGTGCCGCCTACACAATCACAGACCCTTGAACAGGTGTTGTCCTCCGTTGCTGGTCCCGGACGTACAGACCTGGAGCAGGGCATGACAGGTATGTCCCCGGCAAGATTTGTATGTCCGGTTCATCTGCGCCTTCAGAGCGAGCATCTTTCCGGTGGATTCCTTTTGCCAACGGATCCGCTCATATCCCTCTCTGGAGGCAATGTGATTGCACGAAGGAATGTATCCAAGCGCACCCATGGTGGGACAATAAAAGAGCGCTGGAGTCAGGACGACTGGACGGTCACCATACAGGGTACACTAATCAGTGATCAGAAGCATACTGCAGACGAATACGCTGCCATGTTGTTACTATACTGTGTAGGAGCCTCAGTAGACATCACCTGTGATCTGCTCAATAATTATTACGGTATACAGCGCATCGCCATAGAAACCTTTGACTTTCCACTCACCAAGGGTGTGGAGAATCAGCAGTTCACCATCAAGGGATACTCCGATGATGTTTTTGACCTACTCACCCAAATACAGCCATAGATGTACACCATCGTCTGGGATATAACTATCGGTAAGTACCGTCTGGAGATGCTCGAAAGCTGTCAGATTACTCGCAGCGTGGAGTTGCTCAGCGATACCGCCGTGATTACGTTGCCGGGTGCTGCGTACAACAAGGCTCTGGAGATCGAAGACAAAATATCTTCTGGAGACCGTGTGGTCATCCGCGCAGGATATGATGGCGATCTGGTGGATGAGTTTGACGGATATCTTCAGAGCATATCAACAGATGACGGATCCATTACCCTCAGGTGTGAGGATGCCATTTACTTGTACCGGGTTGCTCTTCCTGACAAGGAATTCAAAAATGTGGACATCAAGACGCTCCTGGAGTG